GGTCTTTGCCCATAACTTTTATGTACCAAGCACAATCAAACTTTTTGCAAGGTTTAAATTTATTTAACGGACAGTTATCTTTACATTCTATTTTCATCAGTACACGCATCTACATATTTTTGATAAGGAGAAAAGTCTGTAATAGTTTCATTACGAATAGTGCAAATAACAGGAAGTTTAGATTTATCAATGTATTCTATTTCACCTGTTGTATCGTACCACTGTACAATACTTACATCATCTGGAATCCCAGACATATCTATTTTTTCAAAACTTTCTCCGTCTTTGACTACTGTACCATCTATTTTTGATATACTTACTCTCATATTTAATCCTTTGTGCAAATAATTACATCAACAAATTGAACGTCTAAATTTAAGGAGTAGGTGTCAGAAAAACTGTGGGTGTGTGAACCTCCCGGACTTCCTGTTACACCACCAGTAGAAGTACCAGAAGTATTACCTGCACTAAATTGGTCAGAACCAGAAGCTACAGTTGGCCCCCTAACGTGGTGAGTATGCGTAGGTATTTGTGAAGCACTTAATGTAGTGGCTCCTGACGTACCCGAAATAGAAACTGTGTGACTAGCAAGGGCAGTTTCAAATGCTACACTACCTCCTGTACCCCCACCATCTCCTGACACAACTCTAAGTGCTTTATCATTGTGTGTAGTAACTTGCTGCCATCCTACGGGTGCTGCTGTTTGAAAAAACAACATAGCACTCCCAGAAGGTACATCCCCTGTTTCTGTTTTAGTTGCTATAGCCGTAGATATGGCAGATAACTCTGCATCTATATCACTACCTTTAATAACCTTAGCTGCATCTCCAGACGCAAGACTATCCTTTACACTAAAATCTGTTATTTGTGTATAATTACTCATACCTATTTATCCTCACGCCCTATTTTTGCAAACAAAGACATTTGTTCAACACTCATTGCGTTGCCGTCTGAATTAAAAGTTAACCCTAAACTTACTGTTCTACCCATTCTTGAAGCAGAGCTTCTTAATTTTTCTAAAGCTATACCGCCAGAAAACTCTGCTAACCCCCACTCTGCTGCGTTCCATTCTGCAGCCGAACCTGCTCCTTTTATTTCTACTGTAGTATTACTAGTAGCGTTACCTTGGTCAAAGTCCCAGTCTAAAGTCATCTTTTGTCCACTCGCTCCAAAGACTGTTACTCCCACATTTTTAAGTATTTTTAGTTTGGATGTATCAAAGTCTGCGTAGTTACTTGCCCACCTGCAACTATACGTTTTAGCAGTCGGAGGGCTTGTAGCTATATCTACATCGTTATAACCATGATACTTACCTATACATCCTTTATAAGAAAGAAAAGTTTCTCCTTCAAAATAAACAAAGCTATACCAATCTGTGTTTGTATATTTTGTTATTCTAGGTTGTTGAATATCTACTAAAGAGTGGTTGTTAAATACCCAGATGTTACCTGCAGGAGACTTTAACCAATACTGACCCTCTCTTGGGTCGTAACTTGACCGTATTTTAGAAGCTACGCCTCCTGTCATGTCATCTACAAGGTCTCTTCTTACAATCTTAGATGTTTCTTTTAACTCGACTCTATTTGCAGTAAACACCACTTGTTTAAGTGAACGAACTCCAGTATCAGATAAAAAGTAAATATCATCGCCCACTTGCTGTACGCTATCTCTAGCTAAACAACCTATACCTTGTATAACCTGCTCTATAGCAAGAGACCCAGGAGCTTCTGGGCTATCATAAATAACAATACTATGTCTAAGAAATGCAACTAAAAACCCATCAAAAGAAGATATAGCAACTAACTCATCGTAACCTGTAGCTACTGCTCCCGCAGTTCCTAATACGTTTATTTCTCCTGCTCCTGTAGACCAATGCGTTTCGTCTAGTAAAGCAGAATAAGCTATAATATTTTGTCCTGTACCTGTGTCTGCTTTTTGCGCCCACAATCTACCAAACGCACTGTGTACTATACGACCATCGGGTACTGTGCCACTTGCTGCACTAATGTTTGCAAAGTTACTAGAGCCTGTATAAACAATCATAGTGTTGCTTTCTCTTGCTCCAATAACCTTATCGTTAAAGTTTACAAACTGCCAATCGTTACCCGAAGGACTTGTACTTCCTGTTATATCTTCAAAGTCTGTATAAGGTGTGTCTAGTTTAAATATTTTTCTAGTGCTTGATACCGTAGCAGTAGCAATTAATTTATTGCCAGAAGAGTTATTAAACTGAAACAACTGTTCTATATCTGGATATCCTTGCAACCCTACAAGTTTAGCTACTATAGAAGTTCCTCCTCCTGTTACACCCCCCGAAGACACTGTATCTAATGCTATTATTCTATAAAAATTTGCATCAACTATAGTAGTTATTGTATGCGAAGTGTTTATTTTAGCTGCAGCTACTCCGTCTACATCTGCAGAACCGCTTAAAGTAACTGTATCTCCTACAGCCCTACCGTGAGCAGTGTGCGTAATCGTTAACTCAGTAGAGGCTTGTACTCCTAACTCTACGTTAGCTGCAGGTGCAGCAGATATAGTAGCTGACGTAACCGTTTTAAATAATTGACTACCTAAAACCGTACTAGCTGACCCTGCTAAGGTAAGTATTTCCGTTACCGTAGTATCAGTTACATCTGTACCTGTAATAGTAACAGTCTTACTTCCATCACTACTACCTGCTGTAGTAGCACTTACAAATCTAGGTGCAGTAGGCGGTAAACTTCCTCCTACCATAGTAAAAGGAAAAGTTCCTGGTGCTGTATCTGATTCGCTTGGTTGTTGTGCGGCTGCAAGAGCGTCTGTATCTGCAGCATCAGAAGCCGAGTCTGTTGTTATAGAATTAGCTCCCGTTCCGTTAGGCAACGTAAGTGCGTACTTAGAGCTTGTAGAACTAAAACCTTTACGATTACCTAACCTACCTGCAGCGTCATACGCTACGTTGTTTGCTTCTCTAGCAAACTCAGGAGAAGCCTGTACTTGCTCTCCTTCTGTAGATAACCCGTATATTCCAGGTGCTCTTAATACAAGTGATTTAAGTTGACTTGGCATTAATAATCTCCAAGAACTTTCCAATCTCCGCCATCACCTTGGTATTTATGCTGTTGTTCGTAAGCAATAGCATCTCCTATAGCTTGCTGAAAAGCACGTTGTACTTCAGAATATTGTTCTCCTTCGTCCTCTCCTCTTTCCCGTATTGCTAAAGCAAGTGCTCTTAAATAAACAGGATACCAAGGAACTTTAGTATACTGGGCATCAGCATTTAAATCTTCTTGAGGATTTACTACTTCAACTACCATGCTGTAAGCAGCATCAGGAGTTTGGTAAAACCTTATTTGTAAAGACTGTGTAGCTGTATAACCTGCTACTGCAAAGTGAACTGGCTCTGCTTGTTCATCATTTGTAGTTTGAGACTGCCTTCTTGCGTAATCATACGGGACGGCTACAAGCCGCACATCCGTAGTGTCGTTAAAAACATCAACTACTCTGCTTCTTTGGTTTGTATATACACTCCCTTCTTCTAAAGTGTACGTATGTGTCCCTGCAGAAGTAGTTACTGTAACGCTGTCTTGTAAAGCAGTCCAATTAAAGTTATCTTCTACTTCTCTTTTAGCATCGTTTACAAGCCGTAAAATTGCAGAAGCTTGGTCAGTAGAGTTAATACTTCCTACCGTACTTTCTCTCATACGAGTAAGAATTTTATTAACTATATCTTTTACTGTTACTGCACTGGAAGACATACTTTACTCCTTAAAGTTGGGGAGCCGAAGCTCCCCGATAACCTAGATAACTTCTCTAGGAATAACCATTACATAGAGAGTACCAGATGCAAGGTCTACTGCACCGCCAGTGTTATTAGCAGCGACTACTGTTACAGTGTCGGCTGCTGTTACTGCGGCAGAAAGAACAAGGTCTGCTACGTCTATGCTCATAGAGGCCAAAGCAAAATCGCCAAGCTGTGCTCCAGTGACAGTCACTTCTTCAGCAGCTTCATCGCCATCTGCAATGCTCCCCCAGTCTTTTGTTTCAGAGGCAATCGCAAACTTAGTTACGGATTGCCCATAGTTAGTATCTGTAGGTAAAGCCATTTTAGTCTCCTTATAGGCTAGGGGGGATTACTCCCCCCAATAAATTAAGCGGGTACAGCGAGTTTAACCCCTGCATCATTACGAAGCTCTCCAGTACCGTAAATAGTATCTGCAGTAAACAGGTCTCCTAAGAACTCTTGCTTGTATTGCGTTTGAGTTCTTACACCCATTTGCTCAACAAGAGCTAGGGCAGACTTGTGCATTAGCAGACACAAACGGGCATCCTGAGAGCCTTCTGTGTCAGTAGGGGAGTTAGAAGAAACATATACAGGAATACCGTAAAGGTCTCCTATCAATCCGTTACGAATTGTGTTTCCACCACCAACTTCACCTGTAAACGCTTGCTCCGTAAAACGAGCAATACCAGTTAGATTTTTCTTCTCTACTGGGGGAACGACAAGAAACCTGTCTCCCATAGGTACGTCTACGTCATCTAGCGTTTGAATTGCTTTACGCAAACCTGCGTCAGCAATAGCAGCAGCGTTATCACTACCTGCGTTAAACGCTGTAGAACCATCGGAACCAATTACAGTCCCGGCAGTACCAAAATCTACAGTAGTACCACTAGAAACTGTGTTTACAGTTCCTCCTTGTAGCCCATAAGACCTAAGATATAAGTCTTGGTCTATTTGAGTAGCAAGTGCGTACCCTGCATCGTCAGTGTAAAACTGTCTCATGCTAGTAAGACCTTGCTTGTCTAACAAGTCTTCAATTAATCTTGAGTACTCGTAGTGGTTGTCGATAGAAATTTGTATTTCTCCATCGGTAGCAGCAATCAAAGTTACTTGTTGCCTTGTAGTCTTTTGACTTGCAGCACCACGGGTTGGAGTAGGAATGTGAATTGTATCCCCTTTCTTACCGTTGTGGTTCATAGTGGTAACTAGGTTAGCTAGTACCAAATTCTTTTTGTAAGCAGCCACGACTTCATTTGACCATAACTCAGGAATAAACTTATCCTGAGTAGTGGTATTCATCGCAGATGCGGCTGAAAAGTTAGCCATTATCTGTCTCCTTTAAAAATTAAAACATATAGGATTAACGAACCCTACCTTCTTTGTATGCTTGAAAGATTTCGGGCTGCAGGTCAGCGTATCTGTTAGGGTCTTCTAATTGCAAACGTATTAATTGAGCACGTTTATATATAGGTTTACTTTGGCTTACTGCATCTTGGGAAGAACCAGAAGCTACTGCTGTAGCAGCTTGTAACTCTCGTTCTTTTTCGGTGCGAACTTGCTCTTTCTGTTGAGCCTGTTGTATACCATTCAAACTTTTATATTGTGTAAATAATTCGTCTGCGTAATTAAAATCTCCTGCACTGGCCCTTTGCCACATCTCTTGTCTCGGAACACTTTCCATAACCCACTTTTGAAAATCAAGGTCTTTTACGATTCCCTCAATGTCTGGGTGTTTTGTTTGCAACCTACTCATCGTACTTTCCGCTTGAGATTGGTTTAAAGCACCTTTAATGGGTTGTAAAGATTCTTCAACTATTTTTCGTACTGAATCTACAGGATTCGCTAAGAAGTCATCTTCTGTAAGTGCTTGTTCCTGTTCCTGTACTGTATTGTTTTGAGACTCTTGCAAATTCTTTTGGATAAGAGTGTCGGCTAGTTTCCGAAGTTCTCCAAGTTCGTTGCCTTGTTTGCCATATTGTTGTTCTAAATTTTGGTAAGATTCCAGTATTTCGTCTACAGATTTACCTTTAAATTTAGGTGGCACTACTGTTTCCTCAGATTGCTCTTCGGGAGTAGGTTCTTCGGATGTAGTTGTCTGTTCTCCTTTTAGTTGTTGCTCTAAATCATTATGATTTACTTCGTCTAAGTTATCCAAATCAGAATCGACTATTCTATCAGTCATACGAGTTCTCCTTGTCTTAACCCTTTAAGGGGGACTATTAATATGGGATGCCCAATCGTTTAAGATTATGGCGGTTTGCTTTCCTATGTCTCCGTGCCCATTTATCGGCTGCGGTAGGAAAGCCTGTGTCTATTCCAGGTAATGAGAAATTCCCGCCCGAAATAATTTTTTCAGCTACGAAGCCTTTATCGCAAGGACATGGTATCCTTTTAATTTTAGACCACCGCTCAAAAACTTTTTTACATTTTAAACACTGATAATCATTCAGCATTTTGTTCTGCCTGTTCTACTTCGTTTTTAAGAACATTTTCAAACTCTATCATAAGATGTAACATACCCAAGGCTCCACGTTGTTGCCAAAAAGTCTTTTCATCTTGTATGTTTAATAAATTATTTTGTTGTGCAAACATTTCTAGTAAACGCTGTTTTATAATTCCCCAACCTTCTGTAGATAGCGTATCAAACATCTTATCATAGGATTCTTGTACTTCTTTATCCATAACCTTTACCTCTCATTATTTGTAGTATCATCAAAGCTGCAGCTTCTTCATCGTCTAACATTCTTTGTTGTTGTAGTCGTAGACGTTTCAGATATTTATAATCTTGTTTTGGTATCTCACCTCCACCTTTTGCACCTATAGGTTCGCTGTAATACCCAGAACCCCAAGTACCTCTACCGTAACCCGAAGTCATTTTAACCTCGCATTAGAGAGGTTATAATTATACCTCCCATACTTGTCATTAAAATAATCGCAAGTTTAGTTAGTAAAGAGTTTAGTTCATCTAATCGTTTCTCAATGGCTTCTAGTCTATTAAATATAGTTTTGTTTCTTTCTTCGCACTGAACTTCGTGAGCCTCTAGCCTAGCGTTAAGCTCAAATAAATTAGTAAGCATAGGCTCTTGTTCAGTAGAAAGTTTCATTAGTCGGCATTCGCTATTGTTAATGTTCTTGTTTTACTAGGTACTATTCTGGCCCACTTGCTAAAGCATCTGTTCTTTCTTTAGCCGTTTCTATAACACCCAAATCATAGGCTTGGGTTATTTGGGCATCTTCGCCTACTGCTATTTGTATACTGTTTGCATTACAATGCTCTGTTAGTTTTGCAATTATTTGGGTTTTGCACTTATCAGCTTTTACTTTTGTAAAATTTTCTACCCATGTTTGCGGAGTATAAATATCATATTCTAAAGCTTTATATTGAGAATCTGTAACGGTAATTTTAATTTCTTTTGCCATAATTTTATCCTATTAAGAATCCACCAAAAAATCCTCTACTTCTATCTAACACAAAAGTCGTATTGTTGTAATTTACCATTCTTTGTTCAATATAATCTCCTGCATCTAACGATAATATGTAAACCCCTGTAGTTGTTTCAAAACGGTCTGAGCTATAATTAATACCTAACTCTTTAACGACACTTCCGTTTTTAAATAACCACTGTGCTGGCCCAGTAACTCCAGGCAACGTAGTAGGACAAAACGACATAGCAACATAATAAGTTCCGTCCATAGGAGCAGTAAATTGGTAAGTAGAAGTGTCGTAATTGCCACCAATATCTACAACTTCTACACTATTAGCCGCAACGACATAAGAAGATGTGCCACTCATTGTTACTGAACCTGTGCCTCTTGCTCCCCACGCAGGTTGTGTTGGCATAGAAACTCCATTACTAGTCACTACTACGCCATTTGTTAGAGTACCATTTATTATTGTTGCAAGTTGTAACTGACTATCTTCTGTTCCATCACTTACATCGTTTGCTTGTGCGCTAAGTTGTGCTGTTTTAAACTGTTGGTTATTGTCGTTTTCACCTTGAAAAATTATTGTACCTGTATAATCATCATCAGCAGGACTATCACTGGTTCGATTAAGAATGATTTTTGGGCCACTGCTTGCGCCAGAGTTGTTGGAATCTAATTGTAAAACTGTAGCATTGTCTCCAGCAGATAACGTAACGCCAGTGTCAGCAACGTGCGTAAGGGTTACATCATTGTCTGCTCCAAATCCTAAAACTGCTGCATCATTCGCAAGTTTAACATCGTGGTTAAATGAAGCAGTTCCTGCATCACTACCATCTATAGTTAAAAATGTAGTATCAGCACCGCCATCTGTTCCTTTTAATATTATATCTGTGTCATCACCTTGAGCATCAATCGTAATGTTTCCTGCACTTGTAGCTAAAGTAGACGCTGCATCACCTGTTGTTATATCATCTAAAGCTGTTGCACCTACCTTACCATCAACATATGCTTTAATAGATTGTTGTGTAGCTAAGTGCGTAGCACTATCAGAAGCCATGTTATCTTCATCTTTAACTGGCACTACGAAATCTATGTTTCCATCTGTGTCATCATACGAAACATCAATAAAAGTTTCCGTTCCGTCTAGCATACCTCCTACATAATCTTCTACTTGTTCTTGAGATAATTGCGTATTTGTATCCGTAGAAGCTATAGTAATAGCTCCATCTCCGTTAGTAATACTTATATTACTACCTGCAGTTAACGTAGCATTTTCCCAATGGCTTGCTGTATTATCGTATATAATTAAATGCCCTGCTGCAGGGCTAGATATACTAGTATCGTTAAGCTCTGTTAACGTATCTTCTGTAGCTACCTGAGAATCTACATAAGCCTTGATACTTTGCTGAGTAGCGAGGTGACTAGCACTATTACTAGCCATATTGTCCTCATCTTTAATAGCTAGCTTTGTATCTATAATATCAAAGTTAGCGTTAAGCGTATCACCCCACTCACCCTCTTGTTCGCCTTTAGCGGGTTTTTCTAGGTTTAGGTTAGTAGTAAAGCTACTTGGCATTATTCAACGCCTCTAAGCCGCCCGTTGGGGTCTCTGGAGACAGCTCTACCACCTATTGCAGATACCCTTCCGTCAGCATCCCTGGTTATATTTAAATTAGGTTCTTGCTGTTGTTGTTGTAATATCTGGTCTAACTTAGCGTTAATCGGATTCATTTCAGCAGAACCTGTATTAAACATTTGCTGTCTATTTGTTAAATGCTGTATGCTATCTCCTAACGTAGTGTTTATTCGATTTACTGCTGTATTAGTTACGTCAGAAAAAGAAGCTTTTAACGCATCTACTAGAGCTAGGTACTCTGCAGGAGTACCCGCTTCTCCTACCAAGGCGTTAGCAGCTTGAGCTTGTTTAAGCACTCCGTCATTTTCTGCCTTAACTCGTTCAGTCTTAGCTTTTTCAATATTGAGCATAGCTTCTGACTGATTCCATATAGCTTCGCCTCTATCTCTCTCAGCTTCAGCTTCCATCTCCATACCTTTTCGTATATCGTCTCTAGCAGATTTCTGTACATTAAACTGAAACTCTTGAGCTTTCCTTTGTTGGTCTGCAATCTTAACTTGCTGGTCAAAATCAGGTTCTGGTTGCGGAGGATTAAGAGCTTGTTGAAGAAATCCATCCATAATTTGCATAAGTAGTTCTTTATCTTCCACATTGTAGTTCTTTAATACTCCTTTTAATATTATCCAATATGCAGGAGAACCTGGGGGAGTTGTCTGTAGTAACTGGGTAAGTTGGGCTACTTCAAACTCCCTAGCTTGTGCTCCTAACGCACCGTGAACTTTAAATTTATAGTCTGCTACGGGATAACGCTCCGTATCAAACTGCATATACCTGTGTGCTATCTTGTGAATTAGCGGTGTCAGAAACTCATACTCCATGTTTCGGAGTGTTCGTTTAGCTCGTTTTAACAATGCGCCCATCATCATGGACATACCACCTGCTGTCTCGTTTCTAGGATTAACTCCTAACGGAGCAGCAGTATCCATAGAACCTGTAGCCATAGTAACCATTCGCTCAAACTCTGCGGTTTGGCGGTAACTTTGTGGGTCAGGTCCAGGGAATTTAAAAGGTGCAATAGCTTCTTGTACAGGACCAGAGACTACAATATTACGCCCAGGACGTATATTAAAGTCGCTACCTCTGGGAGCCATCATACCGTTTACTAACATAACAGGGTAGGTAGCTAAAGCTAACGAATCTATTCTAGCTCGTAGCTCTGCATCAAGAGCTTTCTGCGGATTATAGCCTTTCTCTGCAATACCTCTACCCCAAAATCTGTTTGGTACTGTATCCCACTGAAATGCGACAAAAGACCTGTCTTGCATAATAAAAGGATTACGTACTACTTTTAATAATGTTCCACGATTAGCAATCCAAACAATCGCTTCTACCATGTCAGCCGCATCGTCATATTCGATGTTGCTATTTTCTTCTGCAAATTCAGCTAATGGGTCTGGCACACTGGTAGATTCTTCAAAAAACGATTTAGGTACAAGACCGTGATATTCCAATATTTCAACGTGTTCTACGTCTTCATAGTTACGTTCTGTTATATCAAGAATAGCGTGCTCGTTTTCGTCTTGGTCATAAAAACCTACAGGTGTATCGTTGTATACACCTCTTGCTTGCTTTTGCAACACTTCATGTCTAGGTACTGTGTAAACGTGTGCTAAACCCAACGCCTCGTCTAGGTTTTTAGCAGCAACGTCTATTAAAAATTCGTTAGGGTCTACGGGTACAAGCGTAACGTGTATATCATCTTCTACCATAACATCAGAGGTAGTTCCTGTAGAACCTGTAACAGGTACTCTTCTGGGTTTTTGCTCTACAGCTATTTTACCAATACCTGTACCATACAAAGCAGCGTTTAATAATATTTCAGAAATTGCTTTATTTACGTTACGAGTATCAAAGTCTTCTATTAACTGGTCAGTAATCTGACCTAATCTTGTATCTACATTTTGTGCTATTTGTTGTAATTGTTCTGGTGGTAACTGGTCAGCATTTTCTTTAATTATCTGCTCAAAAATTTTTTCCCGTACATCGTCTTCTAAATCAAACCACCGTTTCCTATGGAAAATAGTTTCTTCCATTTCAGAAACACCTGCTTCGACTGCTTGTTGCAGAGCAGGTGCTATTAGTTTAGAACGCTCATAATGTCTTATCTTATCCTCTGGACCTGCGTGTTGTCCTCTCCATAACCTGTAATATTCGTGCCACCTGTCTTTATACTGTGCATTCCTAGCATCTTCCCACTTTTCGCATTTGTCTATTATCCACCCTGTAAGGTCAGAATCATAAATAACATTATCCGAATCTGGGGCCATATAACTAGAAATAGGTTCTACTACATTTGTCTTTGCCATGATAAGTCCTATGTTACATTCCGCTTATAGAGTCCATTGGTTCCCAATCCGATTGCCCTATTTCATCTCCCATGTGATAGTTTGCTACTGCTATCTGGTCTATATAAGCAAGACTATCTATCATATCGTCATGTGCTAGAGGATTAGGAAAATCTAGCATCTGGTCAAATAACTTGTCTAGGTAAGGCCCGTCTTGAAAGGTGAGACGGCCTTGCTCCATACGCCCTTGCAATGCCCAAACAATGCGGTCGTACTTTTTCTGGTTTCCGTGAGTTAACTCCGTGATATACGGAAACACATTTAACCGCCTCATGTTGTCGCTGAGATATGGCATTAACGCATTTTTTAATGCTCCTCGCTCTATACCTACTGCTCTGGGGCGATATTTTTGCGCGGTACGTAGGATACGCACTGCCGTCTCCCTTACATTCCACCTGCCTGTAATAACATCAAAAACGTGCCACCCTTCGTCCGTGACCTCTACAACCGAAATAGCTGTTTCGTCTAGACTTTTAATTTTTCCCTGGGCAACGCCCTTTACGTCTTCATATCCTGCGGGGTCTACAGTCATATAGATATCCGAGCTGTAATAATCTCGGTTTTCTACTACAAACATATCTTCTTTAAAGACTGTACCCCCAAAAGACGAAAAATTAGCCTCAAATTCCTGTTTTACAAACTCTAGCGGCATATCTTTTGTCGCTAACACCACTTCTTGTGGGTCTAGAAACGGATTATCAAGCGATTTAAACGTCCAAGCGTCCCAATCACCCCCTTCCTCACCGTTTTCTGCGGTTAAAAACAGGTCATAGAAGTGGTTTTTTCCGTTTGGAGTGCCTATAAACAAGGCTCCACCTCTTACATCGGCTAATGTAGGACGAATTATGGCTGTCCAAACCTCTTCTTTCATAAAAGCGTATTCGTCCATCACTACGTAAGATAATCCTACCCCTCGAAGTGATTCTGGTCGGTCTGAGCCTTTAAGATGTATTTGTCTATCGTTAGATAGGGTGAGTATGCACTCATTTTCCCGTATCTTTTTGGTGATAGGAGCAGCCATTTGTTTTAACGACTGCCACATAATGTCTTTTGCTTGGTTAAATGTCGGAGCGATGTAGTAACACGCTTTATCCGTTAAGTCATAACCGTATTCGTTAGTTGATTTAAGTGCTTCTACAATTAACTTTACTCTGGCAAGGTAAGATTTACCAAACCGTCTTCCTGCTCCTACAACCTTAAACCTTTTTGATGACTTAAATATCTCCTGTTGTGCGGGGTGTAGTGTAAAGTTAAGTTCTGTAGCCATAAACTATTTAGATTTTCTTGGCCCGTAATTTTTCTTTTTAGGTTTCATGGCCCCTTTATTTTTCTTCGGTGGCCTTCCTCTTTTAGAGCCGTAAGTTCCTTTTCCCATTGGCATATTACTTTCCTCCGTTAGAAGTGCCTTTAGGCGGTATGTTAGAAGCAGGTGCTATGCTTGCAGGGTAATGTTCTGCTGCAGATATAGTCCCACCTTGGTTGTTTACACCCCCAGACTTACCTGAGTTTGCCATGTCACTGCATTGATTCGGATTGTACGCCATCATCTATCTCCTCGTATTCTGCGTCTATTGATTCATCACTATTTAAGTTTATGTCTTCAAGCCCTTTAATGTTAATTACTATGTTATTACCATCTTGAGCACCGTAATGTTCTACGGCTTTACGGGCAGGAATTGCCCTATCGAGTAGAAGCCTAGCTGCGGTCATATCACCGTTCTTTGCTTCTCGAATTACTGTGCGGATTACCGCCTTAAATTCTTTGTTCATTTCTCCTGCAAACTGGTCTATCAACCCGTTTTGCATGAGTGTTAATTTATTCTTAGACCCTTTTGTCCTACCGTTAGGGTTAAGTGGTGGGCCTCCTTTACGGAGTGCAGGGTTTCCTCTTTTACCTGCCATTAATTTACGTCTGGCATTTGGTTGCCTACAGTATGAATTTGCTTGTATACTGGGTGAGCAACTTTATTTTTAGCAGTCTTAGTTATTGCATAACCTAAAATGTTATTTTTAGAATTATTAAGATAAATATCTCCTACCTGCACTGTTTTTAAATGCGGATTATCTGTACCACTTCCCGCAGCTCCTTTTATAGAACCTTTTTGTAATTTTTTAGCGTCTACGCCTTCTTTTAGTAGGTAGGTTGGACCTTGTTGTTTTAAATCAATCGTATAATAATGTTTATCGCCAACAGCAACAGAAACTATTTTTTGGTCTTCCATACCTTGAGGCGGTTTAATACGCTCACCTTTTATATTAGTCCACTCAAAGTGACTTCGGACTCTTAAATTAGTAGCTATTACAGAATTTTCTTTGTTTGTTTTTTTAAAACCAGTAAGTCGTGTACTTCCTGGCTCTGTTATTCCTTCTCCGACAGTCATAAATACTTTTGCAGGAGCTTTTTTGTCTACAATCATTCCGCTTCTATCTACGCCTATATTTACCCCGTCTACTATAGATTCCCCTATATCTTGCCCACTTTGCATATCTAAAAATTTATCGCCTTCCCAAAAGTAAACTTTACCTTCGTATTGTTTTCCTAACTCTGCTAAATAATTCTTTTTTTGGTTTGTAAGCTGTAGTTCAAGTTGTGTGTTTTCAGTTACAAGTTGTTGGTTGTTAGCTTTTTCTGCGTCTTTAATTTTTTTTCTTGTTCTTGCTATTTCATTATTTAACCGCCTAATTTCTTGCCCTTCTAAAGTTAAACCTGGAGTTCCTTTTTTCTTTGGAATAACGGCTACATTTGTCCCTGCTTTGTCAGGATTATACGCATCTACCTTAGTACTTTCTGATACTTTTTTTGGAAAACTTTTGCCTTCTATAACTCTTAACATATCTCCAAAAGAACTTCCTTCTGGAGTTATAGCAGCAAAATCTTTAGATACAGATTTAGGTATAGCTTTTGTAGTAGCCCCTCCTCCGACAGCAGCTCCTATAATATCAGGAGAAATCTTTGCTATAGTTGCTAGTAAAGGGCTTCCTGTTTTCTCAAATACAACATCTCCTGCTTGCTCTGCACTTTCATATATAGGAGCTAAACTGTCTCCTAATTTTTGCATAGCTAACGCACCTAACGCAGTAGAAGGTTCTCTTCCTAAAAATTGTCTAGCTTCTTCTATTGTCTGGGTTGCGGTATTTAAACGGTCTTCTGGAGAAGCAGTTGCTCCTGCAATTAAACCAGTTGCTCCTGCTACAGGTTCTGCTACCGCAGACCTTCCCATAGTAGCCATAATATCTAATGCTGCGGGTGTATATAACCTTTGAAGCAAAAATGCTCTTTGCATTGCGTTTTCAATGCTCATATTAACCTCGATTACGTCTCCGAGTTTTAGCTGCTTGTTTAAACGCTTTGTTTGTAGGTGCTCCTCTGCTTCCAGGCTTTCTCATTCTTTCTCCGCTACCTGCGGCTATTCTTTTTCGTTTAGCGTGGATATTGGCATAAAGGCCAGAACCAGGTTTTTTTCTCGGCATTATTTTTTCCCCATAAATTTAGCTGCACCTCTAAAGCCAAAACTTGCCGCTACTATTGTACCTAGCAAATATTGATACCAATCAGGTGCGGAGTCGAGTATGTGAAAGAAATCGGAAACTCTTTCGTACTCTCCAAACATTAATAACAGTAAAGGCAAAGTAAAAATAACAGTAAGCCACTCGTCTTTCCAAGAACCGTCAGAACTCTTAGCCATCTCTATGTCCCAGTCTATTTCACCTGTAACTTTCTTTTCCATGATGACTGCTTTCGCTTCTGCTTCAGCTACCTTCATACGAGTTTTAGCCTCTGCTTTCTTTACTCTGCCTTCTACCCAAGTAGAGGCAATCTTGGCTACTGGACCTATTAACATCTGTATCATTTGTTTGCCTCACCGAAAAATAAAAAGTAATCGTTGTCTAACAACATTTGAGTTTGTTCGTCTGTTTTCTTCATTCGTTTACGAATGTGCGTTCTCTGTGCTTCTATTTCTCTTTCTTGTGTTTTTGCATCAGGAAGTTCTTGAGGCCACTCTTTCATTAACATTTCCACCTTCTTCTAGCTTGTCTTATTCTTGAATTAGGATTATTCCGAGTCTTTGCAGAGCTGCGTTTTAACTGGCCTAAACTACGAGCACAATACGATTTTCTACGTTTGGCTGCCTTACTACCTTTTTTAACTTTACCCGTAACGGCTGTTTTTAACTTAGACCCAGGGTTAGCTTTACGATATGCAGCTACTCCTTTCCGAGTCATACCTGCCCCAGATTTAGTAGAACGGTAGTTTGCTCCTTTTCCTTTTGTTGTTTTGCGTATAGGTTTCTCTTTACGCTTTGCCACGTTAATAACTCCA